TATTTGATTTAGATATGCAACCTTTTGATCTGCCTTTTGTAGATCAGGATCAGAATCCATATAGATATGTACATCTGCCTTTAATACTTTTATATCAAAAGGTTTTTCTTTGTACACACTAGGGTCCGCCTTACCTGTATAGTATTCCCACTTATCTCTTATCATACTTTTATGATCGTATTCTGATTTCTTTAATAGTAAAGAAAACTTATTAAAGTGTATGAGATATTTGTTATGTAATAATGGTATGTTTACCGATTCAGTATCTAACTCGGTATCATCTAATTTAAAATCTTTATTAACTGATTGTTGTAATTCTTCTAATGTCATATTAATATTATATCACCTTTTCTGCTAATTGTAAAGCCTTTGTGCCATTTCTTCTTGTGTTATGTATTTTAGATTAGGACAATCTGACCATTCTTTTATTGGCATATCAGTTTTTGCTTCGGTACCTTTATTTACCTTATAGAATTGTACATTAGGAAACTTATTAAATGTATTCTTGTGTTGTAGTATCCAGTTAAATGTTTCATCTGGATTGTTAGGTCTGGCTGCCAATGCGTCTTTATCGACATAACTATCTGTACCAGCATATATGTTATTGACCTTATCTGTATCAGAATATAGATCATGCCCCACTATGTAAACTTCTTTGGCACTTAACTCACAGGCAAGATGTACAGATCGACTACCTGTGGCGTAAGCAAAACCATCTACATCTGGTTCAATGTTTATTATCTCGTCTGTTTTTGAAACTCCTGTGATATAAGTTATACCTAGATTATGTCCTTTTGTAAGTGTGAACACACCATCGGCACCATGATAGACAACCTCATCACTATCATTCCAAACTATATCAGTTTTATCTGCCATAGTTTTCATCATTTCTTTTGCAACAAACACTGGCACAGGTGTCCAGTATCCTAGATACACTTTCATATTTTTAAGATATGCCTTACGATATATCTCATGTGCCATTCTCGAATCTAATGCTACTAATATGTCAGGTGTGAAATCTCGATAGATCGCATTACAACCTATTACGGTTGCATAGTCTTTCATCTTTGCTAAATCTAGGCCTTGTCTTGATTGCCCATTACCTAGGCAGACGGCCGTATCTATCCATGTTAAAGTCTTCATCAAAAATCATCCTATATTGTTTTGTATTATGAAGTAGATATTTGTACAATATCATAATACATATAATTAAAACTAGCACCCACTTGTAGATAATCGACATCACTTGCCTTGATATCATAAGATAACGCACCTAGAGATATGGGATAAACATTTTGAAATCTTATCTCTGTCTTGGCGATGTTCTTACTATTTAAAACTGTAAGTGTGGCGTCTGAATATATTCCACCCTCATCAAGTGGTTGTTTAATAGATGTTCCCGTTGCAGCCGTACTTGCAGTTGTGCCAGGAAATCTATCATCACTTGTACCTTGTAAAGTTTTAAATTGATCGTGACTCTGTGGAAATCCTAAACCTAAAATCCAATCATGTAATTCTTTATAATTGTTTAGATTCTCATCAACTAGAAAAGATATATCTAAAGATTGATAGTTTACTTTGTCTCCAGCACCAGCAATATCTTTTAGAGGTGTATCTTGTGTTGTTGAACCTAGAGATATGCCAGGTATGTTTGCTGTCTGTACAAAAAATTCTACCTTAGGCAGTTTAGTCATCTTGAATCTAAACTGTATCGGACTTGCATAGTCAAATTTAGTAGGTTGTCTGTCGATTATATTTGTATCTGTCATACTACTATTTATAATGATTTTTAGAACAAAAAAAAGGGCGCCGAAGCGCCCTTTTTCGTAATCGGTATCAACCAATATTACATAATGTTAGAAACTTTAACACGTCTGTAATAAACGTTTTGGTCACCAGCTGCAGGAGACGTTAAGTCAATTGCACCAGCACCGTTAGATGTAGCGAAAGGATTAGCAACCATACCATATCTAGTTTTGAAACCGATTTTTGGTTGGAAACTATCTTGACCTACGGCTCTTACCATTTGTAGTGGTACATATGGGCAATAGAATATACCAGAGTCGTAAGGTGAAGTACCTTTGTAACCTACAACGTAGAACTGACTAGCAGATACGTTAGCAGCATATGGATCAATGTAAACTTTAAATTTACCATTTAATACACCTGCGAAAGTGTTACCTGTGTCATCAACGTTTAAGTTAGTTGCAAGAGCAGGAGCGTAATCAAGAACACCTGACATCTGAAGTGCAGAAGCAACGTCAGCTGAACAGATAATCATGTTACCTTTTCCTCTTCTCGTTTGTTGACCAATTGCATTAGCATCTCTCTCTAATTGGAATAATAGTCCTTTGAATTTTTCAACTGACCATCTACCGTTAGAGTCTGTGTCAAGATCGAAAATACCAGCAGTTGTAGTATTAACTTGAGCACCTGCTTTTGCAGTTGTGTAGATTGTTCTAACAACTTCTCTATTGATCTCAGCTAAGATTTCAGAAGATAGGATGTTAGCAAGTTCTGTTTCAGCATCTAAACCGTGGATTGCTTTTAAGTCTTGAGCAAGTTCCATAGTGTATTCAGCTTTAAGAGCTCTTGATTTTGCAGTAACCGTAACTTTATCGATTGAGAAAGCCATTTCAGCAAACTCATCTGTACCATCACCTAATGTTTCTGCCTGAGCAGTTGACATACCAGAACCAGTTGTGTAAGTTCCAGCAGATGGTGAATCGTTTAAAGTTGCAGGGTTAGTTCCAGAATGAGCGTCTGGAGAACCAGTGTTACCAGCAGCATCTCTAGCTGAGAAATCTGAATCTGCTTCATCAAATAGTGCTTCAGCACCAGCTTGTGAACCAAATCTTGACTTCATAGCGAAGATTAAACCAGTTGGACCAGTCATAGGTTGAACACCACAAATGTCATAGGCAATAAGGTTAGGCATTGCTCTTCTAACAAGTGATATTAAAACAGGATCCCAATTATCAACAGAAGAACCAGTAGCGTTAGTCGGCGCTGCCTCTGCCATAAATGATCTGTCTTCTCTAACTGCCTTCTCTTGGTTTTCCAAGATAACAGTTGTTACAGCTCTTTTGTATGCGTCCTCGATTTTTGGTAAATCTGGATGCTCCAATACTGGCTGCCATTTGTCTTGTAAGTTTTCAGTAAGATACATTTTTATCTCTCCTAAGTTTTAATTAATTAAATCTTTACAGATTTAAGGTTTTTAGTAATAGCGGCTGTATATGCAGCCATAGCATCGGTATTGGACTCAATTGGTCCGTTAGCCGCAACTGAATCAACCTCATCTTTAGATGTTGTTTCTTCAATCTTTGTTTTAGGGAAGTAAGATTCTTTAATAGTTTCTAACTTTTCCTTAAACTTGTCAGCACTATCGTACTCAACATTCTCAGCCATCTTCTCGAATTTTTCTTTTTCTGTATCAGCTAAGTCTGAAGCAACTTCGTCAATTGCTTTTGATTTTGCAGATGAAGAAACTTCTTTAGTTAAATCAACATTTTTTGCAATCTGTTCATTTAACTTTTCTTCAAGTTTTTTATTCTGATTAGTTAAGTCGTCTAGTACATTGTATTTTTCTTCTGGAACATCAATATAATGTTCTTTGAATAAGTCTTTAAGACCAGTGATGAAGTCCTCAGCAATTTCAGTTCTAATTCCTCTTTCAACTGCTAATTCATTTTCTTTCATCCATTCTTCAACAACATAGTTTAGGTATGAGTCAACTTTTTCGACCATAGCTTCTTTCATTGTTTCTTTTTCAGATGATAGTTTTTCTTCGTACTGTGCCTCAAGGATTTTAGTTTGTTCTTGGATTCTTGTCTTAACAGCAGTTTCAAAAATTGTAGCAGCCTTATCTTTGAATTCCTCAGATAAATCAGCGTCATTTGAAACTAATGCCTTAACATCAGCAGATAAATCGATTTCAACTTCTTTAGTTTCTTCCTCAGCAACAACTTCTTGATCTTCTGTTGCTTCGATTTCCACTTCTTCTTCTTTCATAGAAGTTGGTTTCATGTCGCCTTTTCCAGCAGGGTTACTGCCGTCTTTAGCGTTTTTAAGTGCTGGATCCGAAGTATTTTGTTTTGCCTTAGAAGCAGCGTCTGGATTCTTGTCAGTTGGTTTTACAACTGGAGCGCCCATATCAACTGCGTCATTTTTAAGGTGAGTAGTTTCAGCTGGAGCGCCGTCTTTAGCGGCAACATTAACTTCATCCAACTTCTCTATCTCTTTGTTAGTTTCTGACATTCGGTCTCTCCTTGATTATTAGTAAAAATTTAAATTTAAATTTTAGTTATATTATTTATAATATTTACCTTCTTAATCCCTCGCAAATCTTATGATCTGCGTAGGTTATTTAAGTTTAGATAAAAAGTCGTTAAAAATAGAGGCTTTCGCTTCTGCCAATTCGGCACGTTTAGTGTTCTCTATTTCTTGTTTGTACTTCTCAACTTCCATACTTTTCAGTACTCCGTTGTCCCATACCCACTCTTTGCCTTCCATAATACCTTCTACGAAAGCATCGGGCGCTGATGGGTCTGCAACTATATCAGCAGCAGTAGCAAGATAGAAATCTTTACCGACAGTATGTCCTTGTATTGACCCCATACCTCTTGATGATACACCTAGTTGTGCGCCCTCGTCAATTAAATTCTTGACGATCTTGCCGTATGGCGTATCCATTATCTTAGCCTCACCT